CTGAAATACGTTCGAGACGGACATGCCAAAAAATCCAGGACCCACAAAGAAGCTATAGCACTGTACAAATCTTTGAAGCATCACGGATTAGCTAGTGCAGGAGCTGATGCGATAGTGGGCAATGCAGGCATCAACCGTCAAGAGATACATTCAGACATGCAGACGCACGGCTCGGTGTCCGTAGCGCCTGCTGTGACCAGTTTCCAAGCTTCGTTGATATACCCTGGTTATTACGATAGCCCTTATATCGACGAAAGCCACATATGCCCCTGCCCTCACGGAGTAGCTCACGGAAGCTTGAACTTCCTAGCAGACAACACCACTTACGCAGTGATATTTGTAACCCCTTCTCTAGCTTCCGGGGTTTCATCTTCTCTATCACTACAAAGGTCAGGTGTCGGAGTACTACCACAGGGTTTTCCAGCCACAACGATTACCACTGACATGGTCTGCGGAACAGCAGGATCATGGGTTAATGTGTTCGGGAACACTACTGCTTCCAAGAAAATATTTTCTTGGGCAGGCAGAATAGAGGTTTCCTTGCAAATACCCGAAGCCACCGTGCAGGGTATCGTTTACGTTGGTAATGCCCCAGCTTCCATGGTGATAGGTGCGACAGTAGCGGACTTAGTTCGACTGTCCACTGAAGCACAAGGTGAGTCTGGCGGGGCAACTTACACCATAAGAAATTCCATAGTAGAGTTAGGAATGGCGCACGCCCCATACTCAACCTACTCTATTACGGATCTGCCTCAAGACGAGAGGGTATCCTGGATGATGTTCTCACCAGCCTCAGCTGGTACTATTTCAGGAGCACCTCCCGCAGATTACAGGATCAATGCACTGTACCATGCCAACTATTTCTGGGTACCCACATACCAACCCCAAGTAGTAGGATCGACAGAAGCACAAGTCAAGGCAGAATCAGGGGTCATGATACCTCCCAAAGACAGAGAAGCAATTAGCACAGTCTGCCAGCGATCCAGCGTCTCCAGCACAATTTCTGAACTATTAGGAAAAGGAGCAAAGATCGCTGCTGCAGGAGCAGGAGTAGCAAGAATTGTAGGTCTTTTTTGGGCAGGAGCACTACCAGTATCAGCTGGACTGGGAATCGCTTCCTCAGCCATGGGCATGGCTGCTGGTGCGCTAGCTGAAACTGAGCCAACGGTATCAACCATTAGTAATGCTATGGACGCGGATTACGTTCTTACTAATGTGATCCCTCGATGGGGGTCTTGGGATCAATATCCCAAGACTATCACGGATGCCATAAGAGAATTCGAAACTAGTACTGTCAAACTCAAAGCTCTTTTTGAAAAGAATGAGGAATTCCTAGTTGAGTACCGAGACGATTGGTTAGCGGCCAACAACACGATAGTCACTATCGAAGGCAAGAGGCAATGGACTAAGAAACTTGCTTCTGGTAGGACTACTGAAGATTACCGACAACTGGTCGGAGACAGGCTGCGATCACCGTCATTGACAAGTATGTCAGAATTCTCTTCAAAGACAAACAGAAGATAAGCACCGATAACCCGAAGTTCCCAATTGCACAAGGCTTTTTCAGGATCCCTGTGTATATTTTGTTCATGTAAGTTACTGGATTGGCACCGAAAGCCCGCAGAGACTCACTGCGTAACCAAAAGCGGAAGGAAAACCTAACCCGAGTACCGAACTCTCGTTAAAAG